GGAGATGCCGAGTTTGAAGCTGCAGTTGCAGCTAGGCGTGCTTCAGGAGTATCTCGTAGACCAAATCGTAAACGTGGAGGTTCTTCTAGTTCACCTGAACCATTTGTAAACAAATATGAATTAAAAGATGGAGATATGAAAAATGGTGGGTATAGTGCAAGTCCTGCTTATGATGAAGATGCTGGACCTGATTATGCTGATGAAGAATATGATCCATCAGAAGAAGATAAAATGAATCGTGTTATGACCGCTGATGAATTAAGAGCGGCTGAACCTGGAATATCTGATGAAGATATAAAAATTGAACAAGAAGAACAACAAAAAGATTTAGATGAACAAAAGGCAAGAACAACAAAAATAGAAGCTATGTTGGCTGAGAGTCGAGGTGGCTCAAAAGGTATTCAACCTACAGCATCACCGGTGGAAGTTCCACCTCCAGCACCATCAGGCGGAGCTGCTATGAGTGAAAAGTCCTCTCAACTATCTGAAAGTAAAAGAATGGAATCATCAGCTGATATGGGTGATATGGTCAATAACACAACTAATAATAATAATCAAGGTAGTGTGGGTGGTGGTGCTAAAGGTAAACCTGCTGATGTTTTCGATTCAACATTAAATGAGGCGTTAGCAACTTAATGGCACTTAAAGACCTTTTAGATAACGTAGAAAAAAATACCTCTGAAAAACAAAAGGTATTAAAAAGTATTGGCCAAAACTTTATGGCTCTCTCTGGTATAGCCAGAGATTTGAATGTTGCAGGCCAAAATCTAGCAGTGATTATAGAGGGTAGGGGTGAAAGTGCAGCTAAAAAACAAGATGCTTTCTTTTTAAAAGAAGAAGAGAGAGAAAAGAAATTAGAAGCTGACATAGGTAAAGATGAAGGTGTAACTCAAGTAACAAGTGGTAAAAAGAAAAAAAGTTTCTTTGAGTCGTTAAAAGATATGTTAAAACCTGGTAAGATATTTAAAATATTGGTTGGTATTTTAGCTCTCGGTGTAATTGTAAAACTTGCATTTGATAATTTCAAAGATGCCATTATAGAAAAATTTAAAGATGTGGGTAATATGATTAAGGAAAAATTCACAGAGTGGACTAAAAAAATAAAAGAGTGGTTTTTAGAAACAGCCACAGGTTTGAAAGATAAAGCTGCTGGGTTATATAAAAATTTCACAGATGGTATTGGTGACTTTTTTAAAGGCGTTGTTGGAAAAGTAACAAGCGTATTTTCAAAAATATCCAGTAAATTTTTAGAGTTTGTTTCTCCTGTTATAGATTTTTTTCAATCAAGTTTTCTAAAGTTGAAAAATAAAGTGTTAGACCTAGTACCAGATTTTTTTAAACCAAAAACGGCTGAAGAGAAAGCAGAAATAGCAAAAAAAGAAAGAAGAGCTAACCTTAGAAAACAAGTAGAACGAGAATTAAAAAGGGAAGGTAAATTAAAAACAAATATTTTAGGTATAGTAAAAGATACTGAAGAGAACAATCGTTTAATTGAGGAAAAACTTGAAAGAAAACTTAAAGCAATTGATTCTATAAAAAAAGAATCTGGTGCGAGAAAACCAATAACTAAACCAACATCACCAACAACTAAACAAACATCGCCAACAACAAAACCAACACCTATAACTGAAGATCCTGCTAAAGATAAACCGGTTACAAAAGTAACTGGTGAAGATGATATTAAAGCAATGATCATAGAACATGAGGGTATTCGTTATGAACCATATAAAGATTCAGTTGGGTTATGGACCATTGGTGTTGGACATTTAATTGGTGATGGTAAATCTTTACCTGATGATATGAATAGAACTTTTAGTGAAAAAGAAGTTATGGATATGTTTGAAGAGGATTATGCTCATCATAAAAAAATAGCTTCAAGAACACCTGGTTATGATGAAGCCAATTATGCTGGTAAAGCGGCTATGATAGATTTAGGTTTCAACATGGGTAAATGGTGGCCAAAATGGCCAAACACATCTAAAGCTTTAAAAGAGGGTGATTTCACATCAGCTGCAAGAGGTCTTGAAGATAGTAAATGGTACAGGCAAGTTGGTAGAAGAGCGCCAAAAATAGTTGCATTGATTGAATCGGCAGGAACAACGGCACCAAGTGGTGGTGATATTGCATCAGGCTCATCATCAATTGATGCAGGTCATAGTCAACAAAGAAAACCAAAAACACCTATGATTGTAAATAATATATCAAATAATAATAAAAGTCTTACAGTAGAAAATACTGTTTTTGGAAAAGATAAATCTAAAACAAACCCAGCTGATATTTACACATAAAAAAAACCCCGCCGAAGCGGGGTGAAATATTCATTCATTCAGAAAGGGGTGATTTAGTTATTCACTAAATCCTTAAAATGATTCAAATCATCTTCTTCTGCTATCTCAGCAGTATTAAAGCTTGATGCTTCATCATCTGTGATTGTATTTGTTTCTGCTTTAGTTTTTGGTAACTCTGTACCATCAAGGCCTAAAACTTTATTCAATCTAGTTTTAAGCACATCATAAGACTTAAAGTTTCCAGGAGAAACAAACTCTTGTAATGAATATTCTTGGTCGAAAATCTTTTTCAACTTAGCTTCATCACCATCATACAAAGCCTCTGGACTTGCAAATTCAGACTTGTCGTAATTACGATAGCCTTCTACTTTGCGAATCTTGAGTTTGAAGTTAGCACCATCCCAAAAATCAAATGGGTTGATTGCTGTTTCATCTTGAAACTCAGGGTTCATTGCCTCTGAAAGTTTGTCAAAGATTTTCTTACCATACTTGTAAAGAAAGACCTTGCCTTCATTCTCAGGGTTTGATGGATCAGAAACAACCAGAATATTCGATATGTGAGAAAGCTTACGCTTCTGTTTTCTGGCGATCTCTTTATTTGCTTCAACACCAGAATTCCATAGAACTGAATTATACTCACTTACTGGATCTTTTTGATTCAAAGTAGTAAGGGAGTTTTCTATGTACCAACCACCAGGTCCTTGAAAACCATGTGAGAACAACCTTACCCAAGGTAAAGAGTCATCACCATCAAGTGGAGGTGCAGGTAAAAAACGAATAACTGCCATACCATTACCAGATTTATCTACTGATGGTTGCCAGAATCTTGTATCATCTCTTGACCCAGCCTCTGCTGGTTGTGCTGAAGATTGTATCGCTTTATTTAGCTTAGCTAAAGAGTTGCGATCTCTCTTGAGGTTTGCGAAACTACTCATAATGTTCCTTTCGTATTAACGGTATATTAACGGAGTATAAACGACTTATCCACATAATCATAACATAAAATATTTTAGGTGTCAACTAAAATTCGGTTTCTTGCCTTGAAGAAAATGTAACTGGTGATGTGAAATTCACCTCTTCAAATGCAAATGTTCTATGCCCTCTCATAGCAGTATGAAATTCTCCTGCACGATTTGGGTGAAAAGTTCCAACACTTTCTTTTTTGCCTTTACCTGGATAACCACCTTCTTTGGTACCATGTAAATGTGCATCATTAGAATCATGAGCTTTATGTAGTACAGAGTCTTGTCCGTATTTTTCGCCATGCTTCTTGAGAAAGCCTTTTAATGCACCACCATCTTTACCTTTTTTACCAACAACTAGGTAAGAATGTTCATCAACTGGTCTTGCCTGTGGTGTACCATGATTTTCAATATAACGACCCTTTACTCGTATGAAGCCATGACCAGCTTTACGAATATCTTTCTCTAATGATTTATTTCTAGATTTATTTTCAGAAGCAGTAAACTCACCACGGTGGGCAGTAATCATACCAATGTTTCTGCCTTGAGTATGTGAATGTACTCTACTTAAACTAGATTCGTTATATAATGTCTTAAACTTTTTCATGTTCTTTATTTATAATCTCTTTCAAAATCAACTTATATTGTACATCATTATATTTTAAAAATGGGGCATACTTGTTGATTTTTCGGCAATATTCAGGCCATCTAATTGTATCAGTTATTTTTTGATTCCAAGTTTTAAAGAATTTTAAAATTGAATTTAAAATACAAATGGTTTCAATCTCAACCTCCTTTTGTAATGCCTTTTTTAATAGTATTGGGTAGTCACCTGATGTTTTTAATACATCATTCGGATTTTCTGCACCCTCAAATAAATTTAAACAATCATTTTTAAAAGTGTAGGATAGAGATTGAATAACCTTTTGTCTTTTTAGATATACTTTGTTTGATTTTTCCTCTAGTAGTTCACCAACCCATAAATTCTCGTTTTCTAATAAATTAGAAACCATGAATGAAATTAGCTCTTCTCTTTTTATATATCTCCTTGAGATTTTGTAAAAGAACCATTTGTCTTTTCTGTTTTCAAAAGCATTAACAGATATTCTAGACTTACCACCATACTTAAAGAAGTCAAAACTATCTTTTGTGAAATGCAATTTTAAAGAATTGTAAAGAGCAAATGTTTCATATCCGGTCATATTGGTAACTTAGAGTCCTTTGTTTTAAGTAAATTCAAATCACTCGCTTGTAATTCTATCTTAGATTTTAAATTAGCATTTACAAGAGAAGCTGCGACTTCTATCTCTAGTTCAGTTTCTTTACAGTATTCTACAATTGCTTCTAGATAAGTGTAGTCTGTATTTGCCACTTTACCTTCTATAGCCACAGCAAATTTTCTCATTTCATCTTTTGTAGCCATTTGTTACGCACCGCCATAATAAGCGGATCTGTAATCAGAAGCTGAAAAATAATCCTCATCTTTACTATCACTATCAACTCTAAAAGTAGCTTGAGCAGGTCTATCATATATTGAGTCAACTGGTCTTTCTTTTGGAAAAGGCCAAGTAGTTTTTAAATTTTCTTCATCAGTTAGCCTAGAGTTATCGAGCTCACGATATTTTACCTCTTGATCAACGACTTTTTCCCATGTTGTTTTAGTATCAGTAGATGTACCATATTGGCCGTTTAGTTGTCCCTCACCATCAGCATACATGAGTGTTTGTCCATCAAATTCAAAATTTAATTGACCTTTGTCATCATTGTCATCAGCCTCAGTTGGAAATTTTTCTCTCACAATCAATGATCTAAAATCTGTTATGAGATTATCGACCGCTTCTAAATTATTAACATCAGATGAAATTTCAATTAATTTAGAGTTTTCGTCATTTGTAAATTCAAGTCTTAAAGTTGCCACTTTTTTCTCCTATGCAAAAAATAATGTGTAAAATCCAAGTGCTATAATTACTGCACCTATTCCTTTTAATATAAAAGCTGTAAACTTTGAAAAAGCCCACAACACGACTACAATCAGCATGACGAATACAACATCAGATGTATCACCTGTATTCATAACTTCATCTGTTTGTGTTTTTAAATTTTCAACTGTTTCAGTAATAAACGGCATTTCATACCTCACTTTTTCATAATATAATTTATTGTAACTGCTGAATTATGAATTGTCAATACTCTTAGACCAATATTTGTCGATATATTGCCAAAGAGATTGCATATAATCTTTTTTTTCTTTTACAAAAAATTGTGGCTCTTCATCATGAACAGCTATTAAAACCACAAGTTTGTTTACCGGCTTATTGGTTAATTCTGTAAACATTTCAGCGTAAGCGGCACATTGCATAAAATAATTTGTGATCCACTCTTCTTTTTTTGGTTTACTGGACGTTTTAAAATCTATAACAGCTAATTCATCTTGCCAATCGGCTATACAATCCACTCGCCCTGCTAACTTCATTACATTAGAATATAAAGCTTGTTCAGTTGCATAAACATTACCAATGTTTGTATCCATTATTGGTTTTATACTACTAAACATTTGTTTTACATCAGGCATCAAACTTTGTTCTTTTAACTCTGTAAGTTTATTTAAAAGATAATTTTCACACAAAGAATGTACTCTTGTGCCACGATTAGCGGCCACTCTTGAGATTTTATTTGCCTGTTCAGCGCCAACTCTTTGACGCCATTCTAGTATGGCTTTTTTATTGTATTCTGATAGAACTGTTGTAACAGAAGGATAGGCATCACCACTTGGTGTGATGTAGCGCCTTCCTTGTTCTGTTGTTTGTGTTTTTAAATCAAAATCTAATGATTCTAATTTACATAATTTAAATTTATTCATCTTATCTAAGCTGTTCCTTCACCCCAACAACCAAATTTATAATGTTTTCTCCTACCCTCTTCATACCACTCTGTTTGAGTCATCCCTTTGAATTCCCATGGACAACTTTTTCTTCTTAATGCCTCTCTGTTCTTTGCAATATTTTCTGGACTCCATAAATCTTCTGTTATACCTAATTCTTGATTAATTTTTTTAGGTTTATTGTGAATTTTCTCGTTTCTCATTTCTATTTGCATTGAACGTCTATACATAAGCATTTCCTTTAATAAAGTTATCATCATGTATAATTTCTCCACAAAATTAGGTATTTTTCCATTTGTTTACATGGCGCTTTATAACTTCTCTAGATTTAATCTCTTTAATTGACTTTCGGCCATATCTTTGACCTACTGTGCTCTCTGGATGAGCTTCAGCCACTTTAGATAAAACGTCTTTAAAACCATCGGGAACTTTAGAGTGCATATTACCGGTCATTGATGTAATTGCAAATGGAGCCGGCACTTGTTTAATGTGGGGATTTTTTTCGAGCAGGGATTCTCGGCGTGAATTAGATAAAAAATCTTCAAAAAATTCACCAGTATCTTCATTGTGAAATAGGTATGTTGGCATTATATTTATTTAGTCCTTCAGTATACCAAGATGGTATTTCTCTTTTAGTCCACTTGGCAAAATAATTTTTCTTCTCTATGTAATACTTATGATACGATCCTAGAGAATCACCGGCAATTTTACACTCTTCTGGCATCGCTGGTGTGGGCGGTGTAAATTTACCATTTGGTATATTCTTTGGTGCCTGTAATAAGTCCATCAATAATCTCATACAAGAATGTATCTTACCATATCTATATGTATATTCTCTATTTAAGTGATACCACATTGTCCAGAGCCATATATAATTTTCCCATGACTTTCGCAACCAAATATTTGATGGGTGATTTTCATGAACAGCCAACATTAATTTTTGATCTCTTTCATCAGGTAATTTAAACCTTCTTAACTTACGACCATTTTTAGCTTTATCGAAAAACAACTCACCATCTAAAACACGGTGAGTTGTCGATAAGAGTTGAGCATATTCTATTATCATTTTGACAACGTGTTTATCACAATGTAATCTAGCACATTGTTGTGGGTCTTTATGTAAATAAAATATGTT